AACCAGCCGGCATTCTTGGCCGTCGCAGACTGCTCCTTGAACGCCTGCGTCATGGCGTCTAGCTCAGCGGTCTGGAGCTGGACATCGGCCTGGCGCATGGCGATCTCGCCGCGCACCTTGGCGAACTCCATCTCCGCCTCGACCATGCGCAGCTCGTGCGCGCGCTCGTTCCGCTTGTCGAAGAGCTTGAACAGCTCGGGCGCCAGGCGGAGCACGCCGCCGAACACGCCGCCAAGTAGGGATTCGATCATTTGATCCACCTCGATCCAAACTGCACCAGCGTGAACAGCACCGCCGCCGCAGCCCACACCCCGATGCCACGGTTGACCCACTGATCTACCTTGCGGTCGGTCTTGTGGATCGCCTGGTCATGCACCGCGATGTTGGCCTCGCACTTGCCGATTCGCTCGCCCTGCGAGCTCTGCCGTTCTTCGATCAGGATCAGCCTCTGCACTGCATCGGTGAGCTTGTCCACTTTCGACTCCAGTCGGCGAAGGTCCTCGCTGTACGAATCGGCACCCATGTTCAGACTTCCTTTACATCAATGTGATACTCAAGGCGCAGCGTCAAGCCGGCCAGATAAGCGGTGGCAATTCTGGCTCAACATCCGCGAACCCTGCGGGCATCGGCCGCGTGCCAGCCTCCACTTCGGCCAGCATGTCGTACAGCTTGGCCCAGGTCTCTGCCCGCCGGTCCTGGCAGTAGCTGCCCTCGGTGTTGAACTTTGGAACCGAGCACCCGGCGTAGGTGCAGGCGCACCATGGTGCTGCGGCACACGGCATCGGCGCCCACGTTGTAGGCCAGGCTGACCAGGCTGTCGAATTCGCCCTGGGTGAGCGGCGCGGTGACGCAGCGGTGCAGCGCGCCCTCGAAGTGCCGCAGCTCGCGCAGGGCCAGGGCCAGAGCCTGGGGTGGGCGTGTGGTGTCGCCCATCTGCACGGGGCTGCCGTCTGCGCGACGGGTGCTGCCGAAGCCGAACGTTGGCACGTCACCGGGCAGCGGGCGCACGGCCTGGTCGGTGTAGCCCTCGTCCTGCGTCAGCGCCACCAGGCCGGCGGCGCTGAGGGTGAGGGCTGCGGCCAGGAGGCGCGCGGGTTTCATAGGGTGGCCGTTACCGAAGCGACAGTTTTTTACTCTGGCTTGGCAGGCCAAGTCACTTCCCAAGGAAACCCTGCCTGAGCGCTGATGTCTCGCAGGGTTTGGCGGTATGCGGCCCAAGCAGCCCTGTCTGCTGGTGAGTCTGAAAGCTGGGTCCAGTCACTCTCTGCAAGCAGCTTGTTACGCTTGTCTCGTACCTTTTCGGACATCTCAGGCTCAGGAATCTGCGTGACTTCCCACGCCATGAACCACTGACCATTGCGGTTTTCTGGCGTCTTCTGGGACAGACGCTGCGTCTCACGGTCAAACGTGGGCGAATCAACCCACTCCACATGGGCGTAGTCAGCCATGCCTGCGGCATCAATTTGAATGTCCCCAATGTGGCGGGGGTACTCAAGCGTGGAGAGTTTGATGTATGTGCTCATAGTGTGGTTACTGTGGATGTAAGTGAAGAAGCTGCGTCTGTCAGGGTGGAAGTGGCACTAGTCATACTAGGTGTAGCGTCGGTCAACGAAGAAGCTGAGTCGGTGAGCGTTGACGTAGCTGCCGTCAAAGACGACGCCTGATAAGTCCAAGGACCGTACGTGCCGGTTTTAGACCCATCGCCAGGGAGTTTGGCAATAAGTACGTCACGACCTCCAGCACCAGTGCTGTTAGTATATCCTGCAACATAACAGTTTCCACTGCTATCTACCGCAATACCGTAGCCCTCGTCGCTAGCTGTGCCACCTAAAACTCGTTGCCATTGAATAGTTCCACTTGTGTTGTATTTGGCAATAAGTACGTCATAACTTCCAACACCAGCCCCATCAGTATATCCTGCAACATAACAGTTTCCACTGCTATCTACCGCAATGCCTTGGCCCTGGTCACTATTTACGCTACCTAAAACTCGTTGCCACTGAATGGTGCCACTTGTGTTGTATTTGGCAATAAGTACGTCATAACCTCCAGCACCAGTGCTGTTAGTAGATCCTGTCACATAACAGTTTCCACTGCTATCTACCGCAATACCGTAGCCAAAAGTGGCGTTTGTACTACCTAAAATTCGTTGCCATTGAATGGCGCCACTTGTGTTGTATTTGGCAATAAGTAAGTATAAAATACCACCACCAGCCCCATTAGTATATCCTGTAACATAACAGTTTCCACTGCTATCTACTGCAATACCCCGGCCCTGTTCACTATCTACGCTACCTAAAACTCGTTGCCATTGATAAGTTCCGCTTGTGTTGTATTTGGTAATTAGCAAATCAGAACTACCGGCACCAGCGCTGTTAGTATATCCAGTAACATAACAGTTTCCACTGCTATCTATTGCAATACCGTAGCCAAAATCGCTGCTGCCGCCACCAAAAGTTCTTTGCCATTGAATGGCGCCACTTGTGTTGTATTTGGTAATAAGTACGTCAGTACTACCAGCGCCGCTAGTATTTGTCCACCCCGCTGTATAACAATTCCCGCTGGAATCAACTGCGATTCCGTAGCTCTCGTCAGTGTTTCCCGGTCCGCCCAAAGTTCTTTGCCATTGAATGATGCCACTTTTGTTATACTTGGTAACAAGCATGTCATTTGAAGCACCGACCGGGCTAATGGCCACAACATAACTGTTGCCACTGCCATCTACCGCAATACCGTAGCCGTAATCATTGCTTGCCCCGCCAAGCGTAGCAATCCAAAAAACTTGAGGCAAAAGCCCTGAAAACCCAAACCCACGAGCGGAGGCAGCACCTCTTGTTCCAAGCAAAGGCATCGTTTACTCCTTACTTGAACTGGGTTTGGGCCGCCAGCACGGTGAACGTGGCGCTGGCGGTCTTGATGATGGTGTAGCTGTAAACGTCCACGCCGCTGGCGTTGCCGGCGGTTGGCGCTGATCCACCTTGCCACCTGGTCGTCACGCCTGCAGTTGCGCCGTCCACCTGCACGGTGGTGTTGTAGTAGGGCGTGGCACCTTGCGTGACCAGGAAGGCCACGGTGAGTGACTCGCCGATGGCCAGCATGGTGTTGAGCGAGTTGCTGCCGTCACCGCGCAGGTTCACCGTCCAGTTGGCCGAGGCGTTGGTGGTGTAGAGCAGGACCGACTGCGTTAGCGCGTCATAGTTCACGGTGCCGGTGGCGGCCGTGGCTGAGACGGTGACCAGCTCGCGGGTGGTGTTGAGCTTCTGGTTGTTGACGGCCGGGGCGGTTAGGGTCTTGTTGGTCAGCGTCTGCGTGCCAGTAGGCGTGACGACATCGCCCCACGTCGGCAGAGCGCTAGATCCCGCGGACAGAAGGGCCTGGCCGCTCGTGCCATAGCTTGGGCTGGTGCCGCCAAGACCAAAAGCGCCGCTGTTGTTGATGGTGAAGCGCCGAGAGCTTGCCGTGAAAATTGCGACAGAGGCGGACTCGCGCTGCAGGATGATGAAGTCGGTGTTTCCGGCTTCACCGCTACCACCAACAACCAAGCTGGTTCCGTCAGAGGCGCTTTGTCCCGTGCTGTTGTTCGATAAGTGAATGTAGGTGTTGTTGGTTGAATCCTGGTGGACGTGCAACGGCCCATACGCTGGGGTTGCAGTTCCTACGCTGACTTTGCCTGCGGTGTACGAAAGATCCGAACCAGTTAACGTCCAAGGATCTGTCGGTATGCTGAGCCAGCTCAGCACACCAGAACCGTTTGTGCTCAGCACTTGGTTAGACGAACCGTCTGCTGCCGGCAGCGTCCAGGTCACGTTGGCCGACACTGTGGCCGGCGCCTGGAAGGCCACCCAGTTGCTGGAGCCGGCGTCAGCGAACCGCAGGTCGTTCTGCGCATTCAGCGTCAGGTTGCCAGTCATCGTGCCGCCAGACAGCGGCAGGTAGCCGGCGGCCGGCAGGTAAGCCGCCTGCCAAGCTGAACCGGTGTAGACGCGCATCTCGCCGGCCACGCTGTTCCAGTACAGAGCACCCGTCAGCAGCGCGTTGCCGTCGTTGTCCAGCGTCGGGTCGGACGTCTTGCTGCCCAAGTAGCGGTCGTCGAAAGCGTCGTAGGTGGCCGCCGCATCACTGGCGCTGGTAGCTGCAGCAGACGCAGAGCCAGACGCAGCAGTCGCGGAGTTGGATGCGTTGGTCGCGCTGGTCGCTGCGGCAGACGCAGAGGCCGCAGCGCTGGTCGTGCTGCCGAAGATCGAGTCGATCTCGGTCTTGGTGTAGGCGTCGGTGATGCCGTAGCCGGACAGCGTGGTCGGGTTGGTCCCGCCGGTCGCGCGTCCGTACAGGTCGATCGTCACGGACTTGTAGGTGCCAGGCGTGACGCCGGTGGCCGCCAGGTCGATCTCGTCGGCGCCCACCACGATGCGCGAGGCTGACGCGGTGTTGACGTTCAGAGTGTTGCCCGTCTTCGTCATGCCGGTGCCGGCCGTCACTTGGCCAGCGCCAGAGAACTGCACCCAGGTCACCGACGTCGAGCCCAGCGTGCCACCCGCGGCCACCGTGCAGACGTAGCCGTTGTCGGCGTTGGCCGTGCCGTCCTCGACGAACACGAAGGCCGACACCAGCTCGGCCCAGGTGTCGGCATCAGCCGCCCTGCCCCACCCGCCCGCGGCCGCGACGTAGATGCCGTTCTCCGAGGCCGTGGACTGGTCCTTGACCAGCACCCGGTCGCCAGCGACCACAGACACGCCGTCGATCGTCTGTGCGCCCGACAGCGTGATGTTGGCCGTCGTCGCCACCCGGCAGCTTGCCTTCGCGTCCAGACCCTGCGCCACCGTGTCGACGTAGGCCTTGTTGGCCGCGTCGCTGTCCAGCGTCGGCGTGGCCAGGCCAGTGATCGTGCCCATCGATCCGGCATTCATGTCCAGCGTGCCGTTGATGGTCACGTTGCTGAACGTCGAGGTGCCGGAGCCTGCGGTCACGTTGCCGGTCACATTGCCGGCCAAGTCGCCTGTGACGTTGCCGGTGACGTTGCCCGTCACGTTGCCGGTCAGCGTGCCGGTGATGCCACCCGACGCAGACAGGGTCGTGAAGGCGCCAGATGAGGGCGTGGTGGCTCCAATCGTCGTGGCGTTGATCACCCCACCACCGATGGTCACAGACGAGCCCAGAGAGGCCGCGCCGGTCGCGCTGAGGGTGGTGAAGTTGCCGGCGGCCCGGGTGGTCGCGCCGATCGGCGTGCTGTCGATCGTGGAGCTGGTAATAGCCAGAGACTGCAGAGCCGAGCTGGCGATCAGCGCCGTACCCGTGCTGTTGACCATGGCCACCTTGTAGCCGTTGCCAGACAGAGTCGGCATCAGGTCGAAGCCGTCGGTGATGGCCTCCAGCTCCGCACGCAGCGCAGCCGACGATCCGGGCGAGTTCGGGGTCGGATAGGTCCCGTGGTTGTAAAAGCTGTTCGGCATGGTCAGCGAAGTCCTCGGCGCATTGTGTAGTGAACGATGATGGTGTTCACCGTGAACGGCTCAAAAAGGTCCGAAGCACAGGAGACGCGGATGGCGATGTTCTCGGCTGTCCCGCTGACCTCGATCTCCGACGGTGTGACATCCGAACCATCCCAGACAAAGTTGTCCCAGATCATCGAGTCCCAGTAGCTTGACCTCAGGTCGGTCTCGTAGGTGGCGTCCAGCGGCT